GTGGACTGAGGGTTCTATACAAGATGCTATATTATTTGGACAGAATTTATTTCCTTCTGGTGGTAAGTATGTTACTATTACAGAAGGAGAAGTAGATGCTATGTCTGCCTATCAGTTGATGGGTAGTAAGTGGGCATCTGTTTCTATCAAGACAGGAGCAGGGGGAGCTTTACGAGATTGTAAATCTTCCTTTGAATATCTAGATAGCTTTGATAATATCGTAATATGTTTTGATATGGATGAACAAGGAAGGAAAGCTTCCAACCAAGTTGCTCAATTGTTTTCTCCGAACAAGTGCAAGGTGGTCTCTCTGGAGTATAAGGATGCTAACGAATACCTAAAGATGGGTAAAAGCCAAGCCTTTAACCAAGCCTGGTGGTCAGCACAACCTTATACTCCTGCAGGGATTATGAACCTACAACAGCTAGGTTCTTCATTATTCACCGAGGAATACTGTGAGACATGTTTGTTTCCTTGGAGTAAGATGAACGAGAAAACTTATGGAATGAGAACAGGAGAACTAATAACATTTACAAGTGGTGCAGGGATGGGTAAGTCCTCTATTATGAGAGAGCTTATGTATCATTTGTTTAAGAATACGAATCATAACATAGGCATACTAGCATTAGAAGAGAGTGTTAAGAATACAGCATTTAATATTATGTCTGTTGAAGCTAATGCTAGATTGTATATAAAAGAAATAAGAAAGAACTATACACAAGAACAATTAGACAAGTGGCAAAAAGATACTATAGATACAGGTAGGTTCTTTGCCTTTGACCACTTCGGTTCTATTAGTAATGACGAGATACTTGCTAGGGTTAGGTACATGGCACAGGCATTAGAATGTAAGTGGATATTTATAGACCATTTATCTATCCTTGTGTCAGGTCAGGAAGAAGGAGATGAAAGAAAGTCTATTGATGTATTAATGACTAAGCTACGTTCTCTTGTAGAACAAACAGGTATAGGTTTATTACTTGTCTCTCATTTACGTAGACCTGCAGGAGATGCAGGACATGAGAATGGTAAGGAGATTACGTTGTCACACCTTAGAGGTTCTGCATCTATTGCTCACTTATCTGATAGTGTAATAGGACTAGAAAGAAACCAACAAGCAGAAGGAGATGAAGCTAATACTACAGTCATACGTATATTAAAGAATAGATACACAGGTGAGACAGGTGTATCATCTCACTTACATTATAATAAAGATACAGGTAGGTTAACAGAGGTTGACAATCCTTTTGAAGCAGAGTATAATGATAATAATAATGAGGAGGTACCATTCTAATGAAGTGCATGTATTGTGGAACAAAATTAATACATGGTGGTGACCATGATGGAGAACAAGAAGATAACTATGATATAGTTAGTAATCTAAGTTGTCCTAAATGTGATACTCATGTATATGTATATCATACATTTCCTGATGATGATAAAGAAAGTTGGGCAGATGGTTATGAAGAATGGGTAAATAAACAACAAGGTCTTATTATAGATAATAAAGAACCAGAAATGTGGGAACACTATTGTGATACAGAAAAAAGTATGATGGAAGTAGGTAAAGGTGAGCCTTGTAATTGGTGTGGAAAGGAGGAAAAAGATTGTGAAAGTTGTGCTTGATATAGAAACAGACCAGATAAATGCTACAGTAGTAAACTGTATTGTTGCTAAAGATATTGAAACAAATATCTCAACAGTATTTGACCCAAGTAATATGCATGTGTTTAAGAATTGGTCTAAAGACATTGACCAATACATTATGCATAATGGTTTATCATTTGATGCACCTGTATTAAATAGACTACTAGGTACATCTATTAAACCTTCACAGGTATTAGATACATTAATACTATCACAGTTGTTTAATCCAATAAGAGATGGGGGTCATGGACTACGTGCTTGGGGTGACAGGTTTAAGTTTCCTAAAGGTGAGATAGAATCCTTTGGAAAGTATACAGAAGAATTAAAAAGATACTGTATGCAAGATGTAGATATAACACACAAGTTATATGACTATCTTAAGAAAGAAGGTAAAGGTTTTTCTAAGTCATGTATTGATTTAGAACATCAAGTAAGAGTTATCATTGACCAACAAGAAAAGAATGGCTTTGCTTTAGATATACAAAAAGCTATGCTGTTACTTGGTCAACTATCAGACGAAGCCCAAGAGTTAGAAGCTTGGTCATTAAAAGAATTTGAGCCTACGAAAGTAGAACTAAAGACAAAGACTAAACATATACCTTTTAATATAGGTTCACGACAGCAGATAGCTAATAGACTTATGAATATTGGTTGGAAGCCTAAGAAATATACAGACAAAGGTAATGTAATTATTAATGAAGAAGTGTTAGCTACTATAGATAAACCACAAGCTAAAAAGTTTTTAAGATTTTTCTTATTACAAAAACGTGTTGCACAAATCAAGTCATGGATAGAATTATTTAACGATAAGACTGGTCGAGTGCATGGTAGAGTAATGACATTAAAAACTGTAACAGGTAGAATGGCACACAACAGTCCTAATATGGCTCAGATACCTGCTGTAAGGTCTCCTTATGGTAAGGAATGTAGAGACTGTTGGACAGTAGGTAATACAACAACTCATTCTGTAGTAGGTACAGACGCTAGTGGACTAGAACTAAGATGTCTTGCTCATTTAATGAATGATAATAAGTTTACCGAGACCCTACTCAATGACGATATACATATACATAATATGAAGATGGCAGGTCTTACAGATAGAGACCAAGCCAAGACATTTATATATGCTTTTATGTATGGTGCAGGTCCTGCTAAGATAGGACAAGTAGTAGGAGGAGGTTCAAAAGAAGGGAAGGTATTGATAGATAGATTTCTTAAAAGCATGCCTTCACTTAAACGTGTACGTGATATTGTAACTAGTACTGCTGAAAAACATGGTATCATAAAAGGCATTGATGGAAGGTTATTGCGTACACGTAGTCCACACTCAGCTCTTAATACATTAATACAAGGAGCAGGAGCTGTTGTGTGTAAGTTATGGTTGATAAACATTATGAAGAGAACTAAGGCAGATAACTTAGATGTGAAGTTAGTAGCTAGTGTACATGATGAATATCAATTTGAAGTTATAAATAAAGATGTACAATCGTTTGGTAAGATAACTAAGTATGCTATGAAGGATACTGAGAAGCAATTACAAATGCGTTGTCCATTAGATAACGAATATAAGGTAGGAAAAACATGGGCAGAAACTCACTAGAACCTAGTATTGATAATCGAAAAAAATTCGATATTGATTTACAGTATGGTAAGGTAAGAGAAAAAGATGTAGCTGATATGTTACAAGACAAAAAGATTGAAGTTAAATCAGAGAGAGATGTATGGCAGAAGACAGGAAACATAGCGATAGAATATAAGTCCTATGGTAAACCTAGTGGAATAGATGCTACAACAGCTGACTATTGGTTTCATAATCTTTGTATTGGTGAAGAAACATTTGCAACATTAGTTTTTAACACAGATAATTTAAGGAGGATAATAAAAAACTTAGATAAAAAGAAGTCAGTATCAGGGGGAGATAATAATGCATCAAGGATGTACTTATTAAATTTACAAAAGCTTTTTTCTTCAGACGTTATAAAAGCTTTTAAACAAAAAAGTTGACATGCATATATAATGTATGCTATAATTATATTTTTAACAATAAAAGGAGACTTATATGTCCGTAATACAGGGAAAAGCCTATTGGGCTTCAATAGTAAATCCAAACACTACATTCGATAGTGATGGAGTGTACAGTATAGATGTTAGTTTAGATGCTAAGAATAAAAAGGTAGCTGAGACTGATGGTCTAACTATTAAAAATAAAGGTGATGACAGAGGAGACTTTGTTAGCATTAAAAGAAACGTAAGAAGAAAGAATGGTGACTTTAATACCAAACCTACTCTTATGGATTCTCAAAAGAGAAACATGAAGGATACATTAATAGGTAATGGTTCTGAAGTTAGTGTGTTGTACTCTACTTATCAATGGGAGTTCAAGGGAAGGTCTGGTACTAATGCAGACTTAAGAGCTATACAGGTAACTAACTTAATACCTTATCAAGATGATATGGAAGATGCATTTGATGTAGTTCCTGATGGCTTTGTAGCCGAGGAAGATTCTGAAGTATCTTTTGCTTAACAATTAAATAAAGGAATATGGCAGTAGTTAATATGAATCCTCTACTGCCATACTTAATTATATGAAAAAAAATATAGATACGTTAGTAGATGATATATATTCTTTGTTTGATTTAAACACAGAAAATAATATAGATGAAAAAGATTTAGATAAACATTTAAATTCTTTTACTAAAGGTGTTGTAGAAACAATAAAGATTTTATTAAAAGAAAAACATAATAGTAAAAGAAATTTAAGACTATCAGCTATAGGTAAACCAGATAGACAACTATGGTATGATAATAATTTAGAAGTTAAGAAGACAACTTTAAGTCCTTCACTTAGAATTAAATTTTTCTATGGTCATTTGCTAGAAGAAGTATTAATTTTATTTTCTAGATTAGCAGGACATAAAGTTACAGGTCAACAAAAAGAAATAGATATTGAAGGAGTTAAAGGACATCAAGATTGTTTTATAGATGATGTTCTTGTTGATTGTAAGAGTGCTTCTGGTAAAAGTTTTTTAAAGTTTAAAGAAAATAGATTATCTACTGATGACCCCTTTGGTTATCTACCTCAGATATCAGCTTATGCTGAAGGTAATGGTGTAGATGAAGCAGCCTTTCTTGCTATAGATAAACAGCACGGAGAGATTTGTTTAACTAAAGTACATTCTATGGAGATGATTAATGCAAAAGATAGGGTCAAACATCTTAAAAATATTATGCGAGATGGTAAGCCACCTGTTAAATGTTATAATGATATTGCTGACGGTATGTCTGGTAACAGGAAGCTTGCTATTGGGTGTGTTTATTGTAGTCATAAAAGAAAATGTTGGGAAGATGCTAATGATGGTAAAGGATTGCGTGTATTTAAGTATGCAAACTATGATAGATTTCTTACGCAAGTTGCTAGAACTCCTGACGTTCAAGAAATAACTTAACTTATATAGGTAACAAATGAAAACATTTATTTACGATGCAGTAAAAGGACATTATGTTTCAGAAAGAGATAAGGCTGTAGCTAATATTAAATTACATACAGGTAATCCTGTAGGTGTAGGTGAACATCCTAAAATTATAGAAGATATTATTGAGCTAGTACATAAAGCATCTGAAGCACAAGATTCAATAGAGATGTTAGATAAGATAATGGAAAATGAAAAGCAATAAGTTTAATATAAGAACTTCTTGTATGAATATCAAACAAGAAAGTTCAGAAAAGAATCTTTTTTTAGCTGTTGTTTTTCAAGCTTTATTAGATGCAACTAAACCTAAAGTTAAGAATGAATCTTCTATATCTATTGTGGATAGAGATAAAGCTATTGCTTGGTTCTTTTGTAGTGTAGGAGTTACCTGTGATAACTTTGAATTTATTTGTGAACAAGCAGGATTAAATTCTAATTATACTAGACAGTTTGCTTATAAAGTAATACACTCTAAAGAAATTAAATTTGTAAGACAAAAAATAAATGCAGTACTAAATAATAAATAGGAAAATAAATATGGGACAAATGGATGATGCTATAAGAGAGACAGTTAGAGACCAGGGTTTTAAGAAAATAAACCTAGAGAAAGAAGCTATTATAGCTACAGATAAACAGGTAGGGGGTGACCATTACAAGACATGTAAGATACAACCTGTTGATTATATTGTAGAAAATAACCTTACATTTCTTGAGGGTAATGTAGTAAAATATATTACAAGACACAGAAGAAAAGGTGAAGGTGCAAGAGACATTGAAAAAGTAATACATTATTGTGAATTAATATTGGAGAAAGATTATGGCAGGGAATAACTATTTACCTACAGAGTATCAGACGTTTATACATGCGTCTAGATATGCACGTTGGTTAGAAGAAGAAGGTAGAAGAGAGAGTTGGATTGAAACAGTATCTAGATTTAGTAACTTCTTTCAAGGACATTTAGATAAAAATCTAGGTGTTATATTACCTCCAGAAGTATGGAGAAGAATAGAAGATAGTATTATAGGACTACAAGTAATGCCTTCTATGAGAGCATTGATGACAGCAGGTCCTGCATTAGAAAGAGAAAACATATCAGGATATAATTGTTCTTATGCACCTATAGATAGTCCACGTTCTTTTGATGAAATACTTTATATACTTATGAATGGTACAGGTGTAGGATTCTCTGTTGAAAGAGAAGGTATTAATCAATTACCTACTATACCTGATAGAGAGTTTGAACAAACAGAAGATGTTATATCTGTTACTGATTCTAAAGAAGGATGGGCTAGAGCATTTAGAGATTTAATATCTTACTTATATACATGTAGAGTGCCTAAGATAGATGTAAATAAAGTAAGACCTGCAGGTGCTAGATTAAATACCTTTGGTGGTAGAGCTAGTGGTCCTCAACCTTTGGTTAATCTATTTGATTTTACTATTAATAAATTTAAAGAAGCTAAAGGTAGAAAGCTATCCTCTATGGAGTGTCACGATATTGTGTGTAAGACAGGTGAAGTTGTGGTTGTTGGTGGTGTGCGTAGGTCAGCTCTTATATCTCTGTCTAATTTATCAGACCAGAGATTAAGAGTTGCCAAGTCTGGTGCTTGGTGGGAAACAAACCCTGAGAGAGCATTAGCTAATAACTCAGTAGCCTATACAGAGAAACCTGATGTAGGTATCTTTATGAAAGAATGGTTGGCATTATATGAAAGTAAATCAGGTGAACGTGGTATCTTTAGTAGAGTATCTGCTCAAGCAAAAGCCAAAGAAAATGGCAGACGTAAATCAGACTATGCATTTGGTACTAATCCTTGTAGTGAGATTATACTTAGACCTAATCAGTTTTGTAACTTAACTGAGGTAGTATGTAGACCTACTGATACAGTAGAGACATTAAAAGATAAGATAGAAGTAGCTACTATACTAGGTACAATACAAGCTACATTAACAGACTTTGGTTATCTTAGAAAGAGATGGAAAGATAATACAGAAGAAGAAAGATTACTTGGTGTATCACTAACAGGTATCATGGATAATAGTATACTATCTAGAATAAGAACTACCTTACCAGAAACACTACAGGATATGAGACAGAAAGCTGTGATAGTAAACAAAGAGTGGTCAGAAAAATTAGGTATACCACAATCAACAGCTATTACCTGTGTCAAACCTTCAGGTACAGTAAGTCAATTAGTAGATAGTGCTAGTGGTATTCATGCTAGACATAATCCTTACTACATTAGAACAGTAAGAGGAGATAAGAAAGACCCACTAACAGAGTTTATGAAAGAACAGGGCATACCTTGTGAAGATGATGTAATGCAACCAAATAATGCTGTGTTCTCTTTTCCTATGAAGGCAGATTCTAATGCTGTATTTAGAGATTCTATGACAGCTATAGAACAGCTAGAGATATGGAAGTGTTATGCAGAGAATTGGTGTGAACATAAACCATCAGTAACTATATCAGTTAAAGAACATGAATGGATTAACGTAGGTAATTGGTGTTGGGATAACTTTGATTCATTATCTGGTATATCATTCTTACCTTTCTCTGACCATACATATCAACAAGCACCTTATCAAGACATAGATAAAGCAACCTATGAAGAGCTTGAAGCTAAGATGCCAAAGAATATTAATTGGTCTGAGCTTAGTAAGTTTGAGAAAGAAGATTCAACAAAAGGTTCACAGGAGTTAGCATGTACAGCAGGTTCTTGTGAGTTGGTGGATATATAATGACTGAAGATAACCTAAGAATAAATATTATAGATGCCTTACAAAAAGTATATGACCCTGAGATACCAGTTTCTATATATGATTTAGGTTTAATATATAATATAGATATAAAAAAAAATAAAGATGTAGATATTATTATGACACTAACAACACCAAATTGTCCAGTAGCACAAGAGTTACCTCAACAAATAGAAGATGCAGTAGCAGCTTTAGAAGAAGTAAATAAAGTTCAAGTAGGTATTACTTGGGAACCACCTTGGACACGAGAAATGATTTCAGAAACTGCTAAACTTGAATTAGGATTAATTTAAAATGAAGTTACTAAATATAATAAATAAATTAATAATTAATGTTATGGTTATTTGTGTAGGACTATGGTGTTTCTACGTAATAATTATGGCTATACTAGGTACGTTTAACTTAGTATAAATAATTGTTGACTTTTATATTTAGATAGTGTATAATTAAATAATAAAATAAGGAATATAAATGATAAGATTACTATTAATAATATGTTTGATTACCCCTTCTGTTTATGCAGGAGATAAAATTGTAGACTCTATAGGTTATAGATTATATCACAATATGGATAATGAACATGATGGTTCTAAGTATAGAGCTTATGCAACTAAAAATATATTAAATAATAAGTTTAAGTTTGCTTATGAAAGAACTAGAAATGGACAAGGTTTTGAAACAGGTACTTGGTTTATTGACCACGAAATAAAATTTTAAGGATAGTTAATGAGAGATGAAAAACAAATGGTCAATACAGTTTATATAGGCTATGATGAGAAAGAAGATACTGCATATGAAGTATTAAAGTTTTCATTAGAACGTATTGCTACTAAGCCTATACGTGTTGTACCTATTAAGAAAAATTTAATAGAACGTATGGGTATCTATACTAGAAAATCTAATATGATTCATGGTCAACAGTATGATGAAATAGATGGTAAGCCATTCTCTACTGAGTTTAGTTTTAGTAGGTTCTTAGTACCTGCTTTAAATATGTATCAAGGATATGCTTTGTATATGGATTGTGATATGTATATACGAGCAGATGTTAATGAGCTGTTTGATATATGTAGAAATTCTTACTATCCTTTATGGTGTGTTAAACATAAATATAAACCAGAAAAAGGAATTAAAATGGATGGTAAAGAACAACATCCATATCCTAGAAAGAATTGGTCTAGCCTTATGATGTTTAATTGTGGTCACGAAGTAAATGAAAAGCTTACACCTGAAGCAGTTAATACTAAATCAGGCAGATGGTTACATACATTTCAATGGTTACCAGATAAAGAAGCAGACATAGGTACTATACCTGAAGAATGGAATTGGTTAGACAATCACTCTAATGAAGATATAGAAGCAAAGAATGTACACTTTACTACAGGTGGTCCTTGGTTTAATAAGTGGGGTTCCTCTAGAGAAAAGGATACAAAGTATGCTGTTGAGTGGTCTAATGATGCTGACTGGTTACAGATTAGAGGATTAATTGATAACAAGGATTACATGATATGAACATAAACTTTGTAACTTCTTTTAATGAAGACTTATATAATAGATTTGGCAATGTATTTTTTAAATCTATACAAGAAAATTGGGAGCCTAGTTTAAAAGTAAAAGCTTACTACCATGACTTTCCTATTTCTAAATACTCATTAGACAAAACAATAGAGTATTCTAATCTTAAAGATAATAGAAAATATATAAAGTTTTTAGAAGATAATGCTAAACATAATGGTACTGAAGATGGGCAGATACCTTACAATATAAAACTTGATGCTATAAAATGGTGTCATAAAATGTTTGCTCTAACAGACTATGCATTTACATTAGCTAAAAATAATAAAGATGCAGGTTGGTTAGTATGGGTTGATATAGATTCTTATACTAATAAAAGATTAACACAAAAAGATTTATTAAAGATGTTACCTGATAGTGCTGATGTTGTTCATGGTAATGGTATATCTTTTATGGCTTTTAATCTAAGTAAAAAACCACCATTAGATTTACTGTGGGATTTACGTAGAATATATATGAATGATGAAGTTACTAACTATAGAGAATGGCATGATGGTTTTATTATTCAAAGACTATTAAAATTATATAAGTCTCATGGTTTAAAAATACATGATATTGATGAGCAAGTTTCAGATTATATTCTACATATGAACGGTGCTTCTAATTCTAGTGTCTTACCTTTAAGAGATACTAAAGGTAATCGTGTATTTGAATTATCAAAAGATACTGTATCACAAGATATATTACCATCAAGGTATCAAAAAAATGCTGAACTAATTAGACATTTTAAACCTAATAATATTTTAGAGACAGGTACTTGGAATGGTGGTCGTGCTATTGAGATGGCATTAGCTGCTTTTGAAAATGAAAACTTAGTAAACTATTATGGTTTTGATTTGTTTGAAGATGCTACTATAGAAACAGATAAAGAAGAGTTTAATGTTAAGTCTCACAATACTTTAGAAGCTGTAGAAAAAAGATTAGAAGAATTTAAAAATAAAATGGCAGAGAAAAATAAAACATTTAATTATTTTTTAACTAAAGGTAATACAAGAGAAGAGTTAAAAGTTGATAACTTGTTTGATTACTTACCTCCTATAGACTACGCTTTTATAGGTGGTGGTAATAGTATTAAGACAACACAAAGTGATTACGATTGTTTAAAACATGTGCCTGTAGTTGTTATAGATAATTACTTTTCTAAAGATGAAGATGGTAATGAAGTAGAAGATAAATATAAAGGTACAAATAAAGTAAAAGAAATGTTAGGTAAGAAAGTAAAAAATAATATATTACCTAGTGAAGATAAAGTAAGAGAAGGTGGACATACTCATTTATTATTTATATTACATGATGATAAATTACCTGCTCCTCCCAAACATTTATTTAGTGTACCTATTAAAGTTAATCCTAGAGATTGTGTACCTAAAGATTATATTAGAGGTAACATAAGAACTAATTTTAAAAAAATTAATAAGTGGTTAGGTAAGTTTCCTTTGCATGATTACAAATGTATATTAGTATCAGGTGGACCTTATATTAATTTTGATAAATTAAAAAAATTAATTAAAGATAATCCTAATAGTAAAGTTGTTACTGTTAAACATTCTTATCCTAGATTATTAAAGCATGGTATTAAACCTTGGGCATGTGTTGTATTAGACCCTAGACCTATTACAGGTACAAGTACACATGGTGTAGTAAGAAAAGATTTATTTAAAACAATAGACCCTAGCACAAAGTTCTTTGTTGCTTCTATGACTGACCCTTCTGTTACTGATTATCTAATAGAAAAGAAAGCAAACATATGGGGATGGCACGCATTTACAGAATCATTACGTGACCCTGAAGAACAAAAGAAAGGTATACAAAATAATGTAGTTACTCTTAATAAAGACTTAGGATTACCAGAAGGTACTACATTAATAACAGGTGGTACGTGTGCAGCTATGAGAGCTATAGGTATTCTACATACTATGGGATTTCGTTTCTTTGATTTGTTTGGTTTTGATTCTAATATGAAAGAACCTACTGATGAACAAAAGAAAGAAACAACAGGTGCTGAAGATGAGCAACCAAGACCTAAGTATTTTAAAGTATCTGTTAATAAAGAAGAGTTCTGGACAACAGGTGAGCTACTTGCTTTAGCACAAGATTGTGAAAAGTATTTTAACGAATCACCTATGGAGATGGATATTAATTTTCATGGAGAGAATACATTAGTAGCTGAATTGTGGAAACTATCTGCTAGATATACACAAAAGCAACAAGCTTTTAAAGGAGATTTAATATGATGTTAAAACCATCAGAAGATTATTATGAACTACTAGATTCTTATAAAAAATTACATAAAGAAGAAGGTAAGTTTAGAGGTATAAGTTTAGTACCTCTTGTTCCTACCTTAATAAATGTAATAAAAGAAAATAATTCTAAAACATTACTTGATTATGGTTGTGGTAAAGCAATACCTTATTCAAAAAAAGAATGTAAAAGTATAGGATTAAAAAAACCTGTACAAGATTTATGTAACTTAGATTCATTTGCTTTATATGACCCTGCATATCCTAAGTATAGTAAACTAACTAAAAAGAAATATGATATTGTTGTATGTACAGATGTTATGGAACATATAGCAGAACAGGATATAGATTGGGTATTAAAAGATATATTATCTCATAGTAAAAAAGCAGTATTCTTAAATATATCTTGTCAACCTGCACTTAAACATTTTAAAGAAGGCAAATTTAAAGGACAGAATGTACATGTGTCTGTATTTCATGGTACTTGGTGGTCAGATAAAGTAAAAAATATTTGGAATGATTTTCAACGATTAAAAATATATATGATATGTGTGGGTAAAGATTATACTCATATTGAATGTATAAAAAAGGAGAAAGAATAATGTTAACAGCTTTAATAGGTCCTGCAACTAAACTACTTGGTAAGTTTATTGAGGACAAAGATACTAAAAATAAATTAGCTCATGAGATAGCTAGTATGGCAGAGAAACATGCACAAGAATTATCTAAAGGTCAACTAGATATTAACAAAGAACAAGCTAAACATCCTAGTATATTTGTATCAGGAGCACGACCTGCTATAATGTGGGTATGTTGTCTTGGTTTATTGTGGCAGTTCTTTGTAGGTCCTATTCTAACTTGGACTACAGGTATATGGTTTCCTGATATGGTACCACCACAGCTAGAAGTAGAAGGATTAATAACTTTAGTAATGTCGCTTCTAGGACTTGGAGCTATGAGGTCATTTGAAAAGTCTAAGAATATAGCAAGGGATAACCTTAAATAATGACTACTGTATTTCTATTAGTAATTTATTTAGGTGATGCTGTTCAACAAAGTGATATGCATTTTCGTGATATCAATAGATGTAGATACTTTGCTAATAGAATAAGTAAACAACCTGCAGTACCTGGAGTTAAGAAAAGATATGTAGGTATTTGTAAACCAATAAGTGTAGATATTTCAAACCCTAACATAAGGTTATATCAATGATTATATTAGAATATATATACTATAAATTAAAGAATATAGATTCTATGTATTATGAAATTATTGCCTACGCAATACTAACAGGTTTAGTATGTGGTGGATTTCATTATATAATAGGATTGCTATAGATGGCTCTTAATGACAAACAAGAAAAGTTTGCACAGAACTATGTCTTACATAGAAATGCAACTGAAGCTGCAAAAGCTGCAGGATATGCTGCAGACTCTGCGTACAATCAAGGGTATCGCTTATCACAAAACGAAGAAGTTCAAGAAAGAATAAATGAACTAGAGAAAAGTCTTGAAACTAATGTAGATGTTATTACTGAGATAGAAAAACAATATGAATTTGCTAAAGCAAATGGGCACACTAATAGTGCTATTAAAGCTTTAGAGTTATTGTCTAGAGTTAGAGGTTCTAAGAGTGATAAAGAAATAGATATGTCACCTGATGGTATTAAACAAAATATTATTGAGTGTCATAAAATATTAGGTAAGAAATTTTGGGAAGAGGTAGGTAAGGAATGTGAGTTTACCTTACAGAAATAATAATATAAAAAATAAAACCTATTACACCTAAGAATACCATAAGACATACACCTATAATAAAGTTCTCTATTTTTTTTCTTTGTAATCTTTTAGCTTCTGCTATAGCTTCTTTTTTCTTTAGCCTTATATCTGCTTGTATTCTTATTACTTCATTCCAAGCATTAGGACCATGAGAATAATTAACAAAAGTACGTAGCTCACTCTCCATCTGCTCTGCTTTTTTCTTTGCAGCAAATGTTTCCAAAGCTTCTTCCTCAATAGAACCAAACGTTCTACCTTTACTTTTTTTATGACCATCTTTAACATCTTGTATTGCACCCATCCACCTGCCTAAATCTTTAGACATGCTTTCTACATCACGACCTACAGAAAATCCTTTCTTTATAGCATTGAAAGCAGTCGTTGCTGCTGCAATCGCTGTGATTGGGTCCATATATTACTCCTATTTGTAAGACCATATCCAAGGTCTTGGTATACTAATAGATT